TCACGATCTTTGTTTTTTCGGGGGAGTTCCTGGGGAGTTTTGTCCGATGAAGGACTCCAGCTTCGCCTGCTCTATATCCCCCTGGCCGTCGTCCAGCCACTTGGAATAGACGTTCAAAAACATCTCCACAGAATGCCCCATCTGCTTGGCCGCATAGGCCGGCGTCGCTCCTGCCATGAGCAGCATCGTCGCATAAGTGTGGCGCATATGGTTGGGCGGTCGGTACCGAATGCCCAGCGCCTTGAGCATCGGCACCCAGAAGGGATTGCGAAACCGCTTGTCGTCAGCCCATGGCTCGCCGTGCGTCGGGTCGGCGAAGATTGTTTGTGAATCCTTGGGCGCGGCCTGGCACATGACGTCGTTGGCCAAGTTGCCGAGTTGCGCCCTCGGGGCCTGTTCCTTCTGCCTTTCCAGCGCATCCAGGGCCCGGCTGTTCAGGCTCACGAGGCGGGCCTTGTTCGTCTTGGTCTGCTTGCGCAGACCCTTGACGACCGCCTCGTGGATCAGCACCTGCTTTTTGTTCCAGTCGATGCTGTGCCAGCGCAGGGCCACCATCTCGCTGGTGCGCAGGCCTGAGAAGAACCGGAACGCGATCAGGTTGGCGACCGTGGGCGCAAATTTGGCACGCGCGTAGTCGATGATCCTCTCCACTTCCTCGCGGTCGAACGGGTCGGGCGGCTCTCGCTGCCACTTGGCGCTGGGGACCGCCGCGACCGGGTTCTCGGTCAGCAACTTGTCGAGCACGGCCAGGTCCATCGCGGACCTGAGTGCCGACACATAGTTGTTGACGGTCTTGCCGCTCAGATCCGGTCGGGTCTTGATGGCGCGCAGAATGTCCGAGTGCTTCAGGGCAGAGACCTGCTTTTCGCCAATGAACGGCTTCCAGAATTTGACTGCGCTGAGGTATCCCGCCAGCGTCGAATGCTCTGCGACCTTCACGGACAGCCAGTGATCCAGCTGGTGCGCCACGGTCGTGCCGGCGGCCACCGTGCCGCCTTCCGGAAAGTACTCGCGCATCACAAAGTTGCCCGCACGGATCTTGAGCTTGATCTCGGCCAGCAGCCGGATGGCATATTTGATGTTGGCCGGCGTTGGCGCAATGGCCTTGCCCTCCACCAGGAGAGTGCGGCGAATGCGCTCTCCCCGGTAGGCGAACGAGAGCCGAATGCCGCTTTCGCGAATCTCTACACCCCGCGCATTACCCATTTCTGGACTCCTTCACGGTCGATAAAAATGTGCGAATCGGGTGACCTGAAATACTCGCGCCGCTCGATCCAGACACCGCTCTCGATCTTTCGGCGGATGGCCTTCTCAGTGAAGCCCGAGATGGCCGCAAAGATCTTGATGGTGACAAAGCGATCCGGTGCCAGAAAGACCGGTGGCGGCTGGGTGGCGGTCAGAAAAGAGTCCATGTCATACCTCCTGAATAAGAAGAACCCCGCTCAGCGGCGGGGCTCGGGGTTGCTCGATCGATTGCGTGGATCACATCGCGTGCTGCGGGTGCGCATGCCGCGTTGACGCACCGGCTGGCGCCTGGCTGCGCGCCGGCACCAGTGCGCAGTGAATGACGCGGGCATGCACCTCGCTGCGTGGCGGGCGGCAGGCCAGCGTGTGGATGCGGGCGCGCTCCAGCTCCACCACCAGGGCGGCGCCGGGCAGCAGCGCTGCATGGTGCGTTTGCCAAAAGCGCTGCGCAGCCACGCCCGTCCAGGTGGCGCGCCATGGTTCGGTGTGGTGCGGGCCCAGGCGGTCCAGCAGCAGCAACTGCAGCTGAAAAGCACCGCACAGCGCCGTGCTGGCCTGCGGCGGGGTACGGCTGAGGAAAAGCGTTCCGGTATGGCGCATGCATGCCTCCTGTCTCTGCAATGAAAAAAGCCCGCACGGCATGGGCCGGGCGGGCTGGGGTTTGAATGAAATCAGGCTCTAGCGTTGATGTATCAAGCGCTAGTAGCTATGAAATTGATAAACCTACTGCAGCTGCAGACGGCCTTGGTGGCCGGATTGAGCGGGTTGGGCGGTTTGGTTGGGCTCGGCCTGCCGCAGCGCTTGTAGCTCGGCCCGTGTGGCCATGCGCTGGGTGCAGGCTGCCGCCAGTCGCGCCAGGGTGGTATCGCTCACGATCAGGTCGGTGCGCACGGCCTGGGTCAGCTGGGCCAGCGTCATCACCATGGCGCCGGCCTCGACGGGCTGCACATACGGATTCATTGCACCGCCCGCGCTGCGGGTAAAAGACAGCAGCATGCGCGTGGAGTGGGGCGCTTCGCCTTCCAGCATCACGGCATCAAACACCGCCTGATAGACCTGCAGCGTGGCCGCATGGGCCAGCTGGTGGGCGTGCTCGACTAGGTGAACGTCGCGTTGCTGGGCGTTGTCGTCGGTCTGCTGTTCAAGCAAGTCGAGCACCCAAGCCCGAAACTCCTTGGCCACAGCCGTGCGGGCAAACATGGCCAGCAGGTGCGCGCCGCGCAGGCTAAAGATGCGCACTTCCTTTTCGCTGTTCCCATTGCCGAAACCCTTGACGGTCAAATTGACCGTCAAGGTCATCTTCTCAGTGAACTCGTCGGAGCACCGATTACACGGTGGACGCCGACCTGGGCCTGCTGCAGATCGTGGGCGGCGGCGAGATCGACGCGGCCACCGAGGTGCTGGTGGGCTACACCGCCGCCGAGACCAGCTGGGAGCGCATCAAGTCCGGCAACGGCGCGGATCTCAAGGGTGCGCTGCAGCTGATTGCCGACAACGCCCACGGCACCAATCGCGACTGGTGGTTCCCCAGCGTAGCGCTGTCGCCCACGGGCGAGCTGCCACTGATTCAGGACGGCACGGACTACAGCCAGTTTGGTTTTGATGTGGAAGTGCTCAAGCCCGACAACGGCGAAGCCGTCTATGTCGATGGCCGCGCAGCGCTGATTCCGTAACGCCTTTATCCAGACCTCCCGGCTTGCCGGGGCGGTTTGCACTGCGGCCTGCAAGCACCGGCTGCAGCGCAAACCGAAGCAACCACTTTCATTCAAGCCGAGACGCCATGGCCTTCAAGCCCATTCAGATCGTGATCAACGCCAAGGACGATGCGTCTGCGGTGCTGAGCCGCCTTGGGCGCAATGTGAAGCTGTTGGGGGCCACGATTGCCGGCTACTTTGGCATCAAGGCATTTGCTGGCGTGGTGCAGAGCGCCGCAGACTTTGAAGCGGCCATGAGCCGCGTCAAGGCCGCCACCGAAGGCTCGGCCGCAGAAATGGCCGCGCTGACCAAGGCCGCCCAGGCAGCGGGCAGCAATACCAAATACACCTCGGTTCAGGCGGCTGGCGCGCTGGAGAACCTGGCTAAGGCGGGTCTGAGCGCGGGCGACTCCGTCAAGGCGCTGCCCGCCGTGCTGGCCTTGGCCCAGGCTGGCGATATCGAGCTGGGCAAGTCCAGCGAGTATGTGACCAAGGCCGTAATGGGCATGGGCCTAGAGTTTGATGATGCTGCTCGTGTGGCCGATGTGCTGGCCAAGGGCGCCAACGCCACCAATACCAGCGTGGAAGGGTTGGCCCAGGCGCTGAGCTATGCCGCGCCGGTTGCCAACACGCTGGGCGTGAGCCTGGAGAGCACGGTGGCCATCATCGGCAAGTTTGCCGATGCAGGCATCGACGCCAGCCGTGCGGGTACGGCGCTGAACTCCATCATGAGTCAGTTTGCCAACCCGCTCTCCACCTTCCGCAAGGAGCTGGGTGCCGCAGGCATAGTCACCACCAACTTTGAGGAAGCCTTGCACCAACTGGCCGCCAAGGGCAAGGACGGCGAGCGCGCCATCAATGCCGTGGGCCTGGAGGCGGGGCCCGCGCTGCGCGCCTTGCTCAACCAGGGCATGGGCGCGCTGGACGAGCTGACGGGCAAGCTGCGTGAGGCCGGCGGCAGTGCCGAGGCCACGGCCAGGACCATGGCCGACAACCTCAACGGCTCCCTCAAAGGCCTGAGCAGCATGTGGGAAACCGTGACCCAGGTTCTGGGCAAGCCCGTGCTGCCCGTGGTGCGCAAAGGCGTAGACGAGCTGACCGGCGCGCTGCGCAAGGCGGTCGAGAGCGGTCTGGTGGAGCGCTTCGGCCGGACGCTGGCGACGGCCTTTGAGAACGGCCTCAAGTTCTTCCGCGCGTTTGCAGCCAACGTCAACTTTGATGCCGTGGTGCTGCGCCTGCAGGTATTTGCCAGCGAGACGGGCGAGACGCTGCAGCGCATCGGCCAATACGCTACCAACGCTGGCAACACGGTGCAGCTGGCCTGGGGCGTGATGACGGCGGGCGTCAACGGCGTGCTGACCGCCATCTACGGCCTGGGCGCGGCGTTTGCACAGATTGCTTCCAAGGTGATGGAGGGTGTGGCGGCGCTGCGCAGCGGCTTGGCATCGGTCACCTTTGGGGGCTTGAGCGAGAGCTTTCGCCTGGCGGCGGCGGATGCCGAGGAGATGGCGGGCGCCTTTGCGGCATCAGCCGACGCACTCAAGGCCAAGGCCGAAGAGTCGCTGCAGGGCATGGCCGATGTAGCCCAGACCGCGCGTGATGCATGGGATGGGTTGACGGGCGCAGTGGAGGCTGTGGGCAATGCTGCTGCAGCCGCGGCTCCCTCCGTCGAGGCGGTGGCTGCCGGCATCGAGGCCACGGGCAAGGCCGCAGCCAAGGCGGCCAAGGAGGGTGCTGCCAAGGCTGAGGCCGACCGCATTGCAGCCGAGAACCTGAAGAAGCTCAAGGCCGAATATCAGCAACTGATTGCCAGCGGGAACGTCGATGCGGCTGCTCGAAAGCTGCAGGAAATTGCCAAGGCCCAGCGCGCCGCCGCCAGCACGGCCCAGGATGCAGCGCAGTCCACCGCGCTGCTGGAGCAGGCCTACAAAGACCTGGGCATGACCACCAACGAGGATCTGCAGCGCATGGCCAAGCAGGCGCGTGCTGCGTTTGATCAGTTGGAGAAAGACGGCAAGCAGCCGCCCATGCGCATTGCCGAGGCCTGGAAAGCCATGGCCGACAAGGTGATTGCGGCCAATGGCGGCATTGCGCCCGAGTGGCTCAAGACCCAGGCAGCCGTCAAGGGCTACGAGGTTGCGGTGGACGATGCTGGCAAGGCCGTACTCAACACCGACCGCGCCACGGCCAGGGCCGTCAGCAGCATGGTCAGCGGCATGGGCCGGGTGCGCGAGGCGGCCGATGGCGTGCAGCAGAGCATGCGCGGCATCGAGCACGCATCGGGCCGCGCCGCCCACGCTGCCAGAGAGTGGGAGCAGGGCGGCCCACGCAACTATGTCGAAGAGCGCAATGCCGGCGTGCAGGGCTCGCCAGGCGTCATGCGCCAGAACACCGGGCCGCTGAGCCTGGTGCCCCAGTTCCAGACCCGCCAGGAGCTCGAAGCCTGGTGGAAGCAATGGCAGAACCAGTATGCGCAGGACAACCCTTTTTCGGTCAAGAGCAGCGGCGCGCTGGGCAACTATCAATATGACCTGACCCAGTTTGCAGTGAAGGAGGCAGGCAGAGCGATCGACCTGCAGCAAGCCTCTGCCAATGCGCGGCCTAAGCAGGAGGCGGAGCGCAAGCCAAGCGCCCCCAGCTCAGTGCCTCGGGCACCGGCTCCTGCCGCAGCCCCTACGGCTCCCCAATCCGTCATCACCCATAGGCATGAGGTCGTGATTGGCGGCCGTCAATACAACGTGGGCACGGATTCGGCGGGCAGCTCTGAGATGCAGCAACTGATGGCGGCGCTGGAGCGGGATGCCAATTTGTCGGGAGGTGTTCACTGATGGCCGGCCATTTTCTCGCGGGCATCGAGCTGCCGCGCGGCATGTTGTGGGTGGACGAGTTCAACTGGTCTGCCGTGCAGAAGACGGTCGATCGCAGCATTACCGGCGCCCAGATCATCGATGCCGCTGCCCGTATCGAGGGCCGCCCCATCACCCTGCAGGCCGTGGAAGACCAGGGCTGGATTCGCCGGGCAACGCTTCGGGCCGTACAGGCCCTGGCCGATGTGCCAGACGGTCAGTACCCGCTGCGCCTGGCTGATGGCCGTGAATTCACCGTGCAGTTTGCGGCAGACGACCCGATTGCCGCCACGCCCATCTCCCGGCCCGAGCTGCCCGCCGCAACCCATCCCTATGTCGCCACGCTGCGGCTGATTACTGTTTAAGCGAGAAGAACAATGCCCATTTTGCAAGGCGACATCCAGCTGCGAGCCAGTCGAGTCATGGACGATGTGCCCGAGGGCGGTGGTGGCCCGTCGAATGTGGTGATCGAGTCCGGCCAAGAAAACGCCGTCATGCCGGACATCTCGCAGATGGACCGCGCCACGGGCCGCGCCAACTTGCGTCAGGCGCATGGAGCTGTCGGACGCCTTGCGCTATGACTTCACCGGCTCCCCAGCCAGCCGCCAGTTTGCCCGGCAGATCAATAGCGCCCATCTGCGCGATACCGTGGTGGCCGATGCGGGCAGCTATGTGGGTGTGACCCCGTTGCAGAAGGCTGCCGCCCTGGGCGATTTCACCATCATTGCTCAGACGATCATGACCCAGATCGTGCCCTCGGCGCAGAGCGAGACGCCCATCCCTGCAGCCATTCCGTATGCAGCGGCGGGCTTTCCGGTCTCTGCGGCCGAGGCCGTGAGCTTCAGCACAGACCAGGCCTGGAGCAACACCACAAGCCTAGCCTTGCCTGGCGGTTGTCTGCCTGGTTCGCTCAGCATTTCGGTGGGCGGTGTGACCTTTACCGACAAGGGCGGCATTCTGATGTCGGGCACCCAGCAGATCGGGCTGGTGGACTATGCCAACGGCATCGTCACGTCCAGCTCGGGCAGCTATGGCGGTATCAAGACCATCAGCTACCGGCCCGCCGCCTATATGCAGCGCATGCCGCAGTCCAGCGAGATCCGCATCACGGCAGAGAACCGCAGCCAGAGCTACACGGGCTTTATCACGCCGCTGCCGGCGCGCGGCACGCTGTCTTTCAGCTATCGGGCGCAGGGCCGCTGGTATGTGCTGTCTGACTCGGGCGACGGCACCCTGCGCGGTACCGACTCCAGCTATGGCGCAGGCACCTATAGCGCCGAGACCGGCAGCTTTGTCGTCACGCTGGGTGCCTTGCCCGATGTGGGGAGCTCCATCGTCCAGCACTGGGGCGTGCCCACGCAGGAAACTGTGCAGCCTGCCGTCGATCTGCTGATCAGCCAGACCATTGCACTGCAGCTTCCTGCGGGCCAGGCGCTCTATCCGGGCGCTTTCTCCATCGCCTGGATGGATGGCCAGACCCAGCGCACCGCCACGGCGACAGCAGCCTGGCAGCTGCAGGGCGATGCCATGGGTGAGGTGCGGGTGGGGCGCTCCGAGGTCGTGTTTGCGCCCAAGCTGCTGCCCGCCGTGGGCACGGTGCTCGATGTCACGGTCGACACGGCCCCTGCGGTCGAGGTCAATCTGGCACATCCCTCCCGCAACGGCCAGGGCCGCCTGGCGGTCTCGGCGGGCCAAGGCGCTTTGGTGCCATTCACGGTCGAGGTGGAGTGGAACACGTTGACCGATCAAAGCGTGCTTGGTCTCTACACCCGTGACCAGCTCAAGGAAATGGGTGTGACGCTGGTCGACCCGATCCAGATCGCACGCGATGACGGCAACGGCAAGCTGATGCTGGGTGGCGTGCAGGTCGGCACAGTGACCTACAGCACGGGCGCGGTGGACTTCAATCCTGATGTCGTCATCAAGATTCCCAAGCCTCTCTACTCGTCCCGCCAGGTCAGCGGCGGCGGCTTCAATGGCGAGGTCGCCAAGTACCGCCTGAACTATGAGGGCATCGAGTACCTGAGCGCGCCATCGATCTACCCCAATGACGAAGGCGGCTACGTCAAGATTCGCTTTCGCACCACGGGCAGCGCCACGCGCCGCACGCTGCAGGTTACGTTTGCGCCCGAGTTCGACCTGGTCACGGGCGTGCAGGCTCCGGTAGTGCCTGGCTCTGTTGTGCTCATGCCCTCAAGCGGTCAGCCCTGGAGCGATGACGGCAGGGGTGTGCTGCGGGTGCTGACTTCAGGCGGCTTTGTGACGCGCGGCAGCATCAACTACGCCACTGGGCGCGTGGGCCTGACTTCGTGGACGCCTGGCAATGCGAACACACTGCGCCGTGCAGGCTGCATCACCACGCTGGGCGATGCCATCTCCAGTGCCTATGTATTCCGCACGGCGGCAGCACCGCTGCGTCCTGGATCGTTGACAGTTCAGGTTCCCCGAGCGAGTGGTGGCTCACAGAACGTCAGCGCAGGCATTGACGGCACCATCACGGCCCCCGGCGTGGTCGGCACGGTGGACTATGAAACCGGCCTAGTGCGCCTGGGCTTTGGCAGCCTGGTCGTGGCCGCAGGCAATGAATCCGAGCCCTGGTATGACGCGGCCAACGTCCAGCCCGACGGCAAGATCTTCAAGCCCCAGCCCGTGGTGGCGAGTGCCTTGCGCTACACGGCGGTGGCCTATGCCTATCTACCCATGAATGCCGACATCATCGGTATCGACCCGGTGCGCCTGCCCAGCGACGGCAAGGTGCCCATCTTCCGGCCTGGCTCGCTGTGCGTGGTGGGCCATACCAAGACCAGCAGCCAGCTGGTGGTGAGCAACAACCAGACCATCAATCTGGCCCGCGTTCGCCTGTCTCGTGTGGTGGTGCGCGATGCCAACGGCAAGACCCTGAATACCGGCTATTCCGTGGATCTGGAGGCCGGCATGGTCACCTTTACCGATGTGTCTGCCATGACCATGCCGGTGACGATCGAGGATCGCATCGAGGATATGGCCACGGCCACGGATGTGCAGATCTCCGGCGAGATCACGTTCAATCGGGCGTTGACCCATGACTACCCGGTCAGCGGCACCTATGTCTCCAGCGCCCTGCAGGCCAGCGACCGCCGCGCCCGCGTCAGTCTGGATTTTGTGCAGCAGAGCTGGGTCGACAATGCCTGGGCCGATGCGCCCACGGGGCCAGCAATTGCCGCCAAGTATGACCAGAGCGTCTCGCCCATAGCGATCACCAACGCCGGCGGCAGCACGGAGCGTTGGGTGCTGCAGTTCACCTCGACCAGCCAATTCCGCGTGATTGGTGAGCATGTGGGCGTGATCGCCACGGGTGACATCAACAGCGTCTGCTCGCCGGTGAACCCTGCCACCGGCAAGCCGTATTTCACGATCCAGCCGCTGGGCTGGGGCAGCGGCTGGGCCGTGGGAAACATCCTGCGCATCAACACCGTGGGAGCCATCTATCCCTTCTGGGTGGTGCGAACCATTCAGCCCGGTCCTGAGACCGGCATCGAGCACAGCTTTTCCATCCTGGCGCGTGGCGATGTGAACCGCCCGCAATCCAACTGAATTCCTGGAGAGAGATATGGCATCCCCTGTAGATACCTCGGTCAAGCACGCGTACAGCTCCATGACGGGCGTCAATCCCATCAACGGCACCCCTGGCTCCATGATTCCCGTGCTGCGGGCATTTCTGGTCACAGGCTGGGGCAGCAAGGCCGTCGATTCGGCTTCCATCAGCAATGGCGTGTGCCGCCTGGTCTTTGCCAGCGGCAAGAGCGCTGCAGAGCTGCATGCAGTCATCACGGTGTCGGGGGCTTCGCCTGCCGCCTTGAATGGCGAGCAGCGAGTTACTGCTGTCGCCAATGGCTGGGTAGAGTTCAAGACGGATCTGCCGGATGGCGCAGTTACGGGCTCCATCAGCTTCAAGATGGCGGGCCTGGGCTGGGAGGAGGTCTACACCAAGACCAATGTGTCAGTGTTCCGGCCCACCGATCCGCGCGGCACGCGCATGTTCTACCGCATTGATGACACCTCTGGTGGCCCGGCTCGGGTGCAGATGTATGAGTCCATGACCGATGTCGATACAGGCGTGGGGGTGTCGCCATCGCTGGCTGGTGGCTGGTACTGGATCAAGAGCAACCAATTCCCGGACTCGACGGCACGCTATTGGATGCTGATCGGCAACGCTCGCGCGTTCTACTTCTTTGCCTGCGCCGGTAATTCCTCGGCCACTGCACCGCAAGCAGGCTCCTACGGGCTTGCATCATTTGCGGGGGACCTCAATAGCTACAAAAGCGGGGATACCTGGTGCGGGATGGTCAGTGGCTTGGATATCAACAACTGGACCGATCGAACAGGCTGCTTGTTTCAATGTCCCGAAGATAAGGCTTCCTTTGCCATCGCGCGCCAGAGCCATGGCATTGGCGGCATGGCATCGAGCCGGCGTCGTGCTTATCGCAACGGCACTTCTGGGGCCGATGGCACATTGGGAGGGTATCCCTCCCGCGTTGACAACGGCTTGCGCCTGTCTCCCATCATCATCACGGACGGCGGCGACTCGGCCCCTCGTGGCGAAATGCCTGGCGCTTGGTACTGCCCTCAGAGCGGGGTGATGTCGGTGCTGGGCAATAAATTCGGCTTTGTTGCTGGCACGGGCGAGTTCGCAGGAAAAACCTTCCTCACTGTCCCGCTGCTGGGTGACGGCTCCAATTCTGGTATCGGTTTCTTTGACGCCTCTGGTCCATGGGAGGTCGTCAATGGCTAAGTCGACAGTCTGGCGCATCACAGCAGTCGATACCCAGGGCCAGGATCTGGTGCTCAGCCGCCTGCGCCTGCTGGCCTCGGGCACGCGTGTGGACTCCAGTGCGGTGCTGACCTGCACGGCTGCGCCGGTCTCGGGCGCATTGGCCGACTTGCTGGATGACTCGGCGGCGAGTTGTCGTTTTGCTGCTGCGGACGTGTCCGCGCCTGGCTTTCAGCTCGTGTTCACGCTACCTGCTGAGCAAGAGGTCAACGGCGTTGAGCTGGGCCTGGTTAGCCGCGTCACCGCTCCTGTCGCTTTGACGCTGGAAGGCCTGGACTCGGGGCGCTTTGTCGTGGCTAAAGAGTTTCGCGGGATTGTGGTCTCGCAGGCCCCTGCGGTGGTCACGGTAGGTGATCTGAGTGCAGGTTCACCGGAGCAGGGCTACATCGTAAGTTTGCGCGCTGGATCAAACTCCCCGGAACTCAATGCGTTCGATCAAACTGCGCCGACCTGGTTTGAGAACTTTTCGCAGACCATTGGCCTTGGCTTGTTCGCCAATGCAGGAACCAATCCCGGCGATACAGGAATCCAGCCAACAAAGGTCCTCAATCAGTTTTCGATGGAGGACACCTGGGCATTGGAAGCGCTCAATGGCACTTGGTACGGTGACGTTGCCTCAATCGATATCGAATTTCTGCTTGCTGATAACAGCGTTGTCGCTGCCATCCGCTTGACGAAAGGCGGGGGCGAGTTCTCAACGGATATGTACTACGGCTCCTCGCTGGCATCCATGACCAAGGCTGCTTTGACAGACAGCTATGGCTGGCCGGATGGAAACTTGAAATTCTCAGCGACAGAAATTGTCTGGGTGCCGAGTGCCAGAGGCAACAACCTTGCTGCTTGGAATTTGACTGCGCCGATGGACGGCGTTACAGCTGTGCGTTTTTCCAATGCCCGAGCTGCATCGAACTACGGCGGTCTTGGAAGCGCCAGGGTCGCGATTAAGCGCGCATCGTCAAACCGACCCCAGGGCTATACAGGAAGCTTGCCCTATCGGACCAACTCCCAAGTCCAGCTGGCAACGGTCAGCCGCTCAGATGCGGTGCCGCAGGATATCGCCCAGATGAGCGTTGTGAGTGCTGCAAAGTTTCTGGATGCTGAGTTTGGTGGCAGAGGCTTTCTCTATGGCGTCGTCAAAGAACACGAGACCCAGCGTCTGTTGCAGCGCCGAGTGCGCCTGTTTCGTAGCCGCGATGGCTATCTGGTGCGCGAGGTCTGGAGCGCTGCAGACGGCAGCTACCGCTTTGAGGGCATCAACGAGCGCTACGAGTACGACGTCGAGGCCTGGGACCACGAGAAGAACTTCTACTCGGTGGTGGCTAACAACCAGATCCCCGAGGTGGCGGCATGAGTCAACCTTTGCAAGATCTACCCGAATTCGAGATCTCGGCAGCCCACGTCCTGGCACGCCTGCAGGCCACGCTGTCCTTTGCTGACTCCGGCCCTGCCGCGTCGACCATCGCCCTGTATGACGCTGCCGAGCAGTTGCTCGTCATGCTGACCCTGACCAAGCCCTGCGGCCAGATCACTGAGGCGGGCTATCTGGTGCTGACCCAAGCCAGCGGCAGCGGCGACATGATTCTGACCAGCGGTCAGGCCGCCATTGGCGTCTGGGCTACCAGCGACGGCAAACTGATCGGGCGCGGCCTGGTCACGGATGAGGCGGGCGCTGGGCACTTTAAGCTGCTGGGCAGTACCGGCACCCAGCTCTATGCAGGCGGCAAGGCCATCCTGGGCGAGACAAGGATCGACTGATGGCCGCTGTCGACCTGATCTTTAATCGCGCCTTCAAGACCGGCAACCCGGTCGAGCTGGTGTTTGGTGATGAGGGCGGCGGCGGGCAAGTGCCCGACGCAACGCTGGTCGTTGCCGCGCGCATGCCGGGTCTGCGGGTCAGATCCCTGGTGCATGTGCGCAAGGATCTGGTTGCTGCGGGCCGCATGCCCGGTCTGCGCTGCAGCGCGGTCGTGCGCTACAACACCGACACTCCCCGTCCCGTGGTGGCTGAGGTTGCCGCGAGCGCGCAGCAGGGGCAGCCGTTGGCACAAGGTTGGGTCTCGGGCTGGCAAGACACGGATGCACTGCCTGCCGGTTGGGTGTCGACCGCGCAGGACGCCATGCCCTTGCAAGAGCAGTTCGGCATTGCCTGGCAGGACGGCCACCGGCAAGGGGTGGCCGTGCAGGGCAGGTTTCAGCAAGCACGGGCGCTGCCTGGAGCAGCAACGCAGGCCCGCTGGCAGGAGGCCAAGGGCGTGCGCGTGGGTCTGCAGGCCACGGCTCAGGATGCCGCGCCCGTGCGGGCTGGTTGGGCCGTGCGGTTTCAGGAAAGCCTGCGCGACCGTCGTCGCATGGTCGAGGCAACGGCACAGGATGCGATGGGCCTGCAGTACCTGCTCACCACTGGCGCAGGCCCATCGGTGCCGCTGTACCGGGGATTTGAGGCCCGCTATCAGCAGTCCATGCGACCGCCCGCAGGCAAGTCTCAGGTCAAGCCACCTGAGCCGGAAAAGCCCGGCTGCTATGAGCAGCTGGTGGGCGGCCCCATCCGTTTGCTGTTCTGCAGATACTGGGCTGCTTCGGCAGATCTGCTGTTCATGTGCTGCAAGCCCCTCGGGCCAGAGCCGCAGCCCCAGTTCGTCATTCCACTGCTGCCCGTCTATATGCAAGTCCATCACCTCACGGCGCATTTGCTGCCAAGCCTTGAGCCTGTAGTGCTCACTGACGTTTCCATTGCCGCCGGCGATGACAGCTATTGCTGGAGCCTGTCGGCCAACGGCCCCGAGCATCTGCTGGACCAGCTCGCGCCCGTGGGCGGGCTGCCGCAGCGGCTGCAGGTCGGCATTGACGGCATGCAGTTTGTCTTTGCCGTCACCAGCACCGCGCGCAGCCGCTCGTTTGACCGCCGCCGTGTGGCGGTGCAGAGCATCAGCGTCACGGCCATGCTGGGCAACCCCTATATGCCCAAGCAGGCATGGCTCTCCACCTCGACGGCAACGGCGCAGCAGCTCGCGGTGAGTGCGCTGGAATTCAGTGGCGTGGATCTGGACTGGCAGATTCCCGACTGGCAGGTGCCCGCGGGCGCCTGGAGTTTTCAGGGCACGCCGCTGCAGGCTGTGCTGCGCATGGCCGAGTCGGTCAATGCCGTGGTGCGCAGCCACCGCACGGCAGAGCAGCTCATCGTCGCGCCGCGCTACCCGGTGCTGCCGTGGGAGTGGGGTGCTGCCGTGCCCGATGTGCAAATGCCTGCAGCCGTCATCGTCACGGACGAGCTGCGCCCCGATCCGCGTGCCGAATACAACGCCATCTATGTCGCCGGCGGCAGCGTGGGCGGCGTATTGGGCCATGTGGTGCGCAGTCTCAGTGCGCGCGACAGGCTGGCCCCGCAGATTCAGGACGATCTTATTACCCATGCCGACGCCGCCCGCATGCGTGGCAGCTGGGCGCTGGCGGCCAGCGGCAACAAGCTGCAGCACAGCATCAGCATGCCCGTGCTCACCGGCGGCACCAAGCCCGGCATCTTGAACCCCGGCCAGCTGCTGGAGGTGGCCGACACCGACGGCACCTGGCGCGGCCTGGTGCGCGGGGTCAGCGTCAGCGCCTCCATGCCCCGCGTGCGCCAGCAGGTCACCGTCGAAAGGGTCGCGGCATGAGCACCAACCTCTACAAGCGCCTCAAGGCCCTGCTGCCTGACGACCCGGTGATGACCGGGCAGGTCAGCGCCGTGTTTGCCGACGGCACCGCGCTGGTCGCGCTCGAAGGCGCCGCTGGCCTGCTGCGCGTGCGCAACCCGCTTGGCACGGCCAATGGCGTGCGCGTCTATGTACAAGGCGGCGCTGTCAGCGGCCCTGCGCCCGCCATGCCCTATGTGCTGATCGAAGTCTGAAAGAAGAAAGGAAGGGGAATGGACGACTACGGCAACGAGCTGCCGGCCACCACGCTGCAGCAAGTCAACAAACGCTTTAACCAGGGGAGTGAACGCATGGCTGCCATCGAGCGAGATCTGAAAGCCGCAACCCAAGGCTTGCATGAGGTGCGGCAGGAGCTGCACCAGCGCAATCAGCAGATGGCTGAGCTGCTGGAGTTCTTCACCGCCATGAAGGGCGCCTTCAAGGTGCTCAACTGGGTGGGTAAGGTCGCCAAGCCGCTGGCCGCCATCGTCATGCTCGGCGGGGCCTGCGTAGCCTTCTGGACGGCCGTCAAGGGAGGAGCAAGCCGATGAACTGGAAAGAAAAGCTCCTGGCCACCATCGGCGGCGCTGCTGTGGCCCTGGCGATACCCCTGGTGCAAAAGTACGAAGGCACCGTGTTGCGCAGCTACCGCGACCCGGTGGGCATCGTCACCGCCTGCACGGGCCACACCGGCCCCGAGCTCAAGATGGGCCAGACCTACACCCGCCAGCAGTGCGAAGAGATGCTCTACAAGGACTTGGCACAGCATGCCGATGCACTGAATTGCATCACCGTGCCGCTGACGGACGGCCAGCGCGCCGCCTTTGTGAGCTTTGCCTTCAACGTGGGCGACGATGCGTTTTGCCGCAGCACCCTGGTGCGGAAGGCCAACGCGGGCGACATCGATGGCGCCTGCGCCGAGCTGAGCCGCTGGATCTATGCCAGCGGCAAGGAGCTGCCCGGCCTGGTCAAGCGCCGCGCCGCAGAGCGCCAACTGTGCGAGGCGGGCCTGGCATGACTGGCGCATCCCGCATCTGGCCCTGGCTGTCCTTGGCCCTTGCCCTGCTGCTGGTCCTGCAGAACCAGCGGTTGGCCGGGGTCGAAGTATCTCAGTCAAAACAGGCCGTAGCCCAGGCACAGCAAGCGCAAGCTGCTATGGAAATCAAAACCGCAGGGCGACTGCAGCACGCCGCAGGACAACAGGAAAACACCCATGACTACACGCAAAAACTCGCCGCCCTGGAGGCTGGCCGCACTGCTGATGCTGCCCGCATTGCAGGCCTGCAGCACGACATCCGGGGCGCCGCTACCCGCAACGCCCAGCTTGCCGGTGACGCCGCTGCCTGCCGAGATCTCGCAGATCAGCACCAGCGACTCGCAGCCCTCGCTGGCCAAGGCGCGGGGGTGGTTGGCCAGCTTGTCGGCCTGGTCGAGCGCAGAGATGCCCAGGTCAACGCCCTGAAAGGGCAGTTGCAGGTTGATCGGCAGTTGCTGGCGATCGATTGAGCAGACCCCAGAAAAGGCGAAAGCCCCAGGCGTTACGAGCGCCTGAGGCTTTCTTTCCTAACCCTTGAAGGCCCAAGGATCAGAACTCAGATGAAGTTTACCAAGATGACCGTAGCAGGACAATTGGATGCGCGCAGGCGCCGACCGCTTTGCCCGCCGCATTGCCGTGGCCTATGTGCTGGCAGCATTGGGCGTCGCCGCCGCAGGCTTGGGCGGTTTGATCGCAGCCATTCGCTGGTGGTGAGCAGTT